AAGTACTAGTAGTCTATTCCCAATGGCAAAAGTAGCAGTATGATCATATTCAATTCCATAACCTACCCATCCAGGTTTACGGATAAAATATAATTCAAAGTTTGTTATATTTGAAGAATGAGAATGAATGATATTTATTCCATTCTCTTCTTCAATATAATAAACCTTTGCAGATGGAGTGAGTCTCGGTCTCCTGAATGGATTCCTAGAGTTTCTGTTTTTACGATCATACGTTAAAGGTTCGCAGTCATATTCAGTCCCATTAATAGTTACTTTCAATGAGACAAGCATACTGTATGGATAATTTTCAGCAATGTTGATTGTTATTTTATTGCCTGTAATTCCAAATCCCGTTAAATCTTTGTCTGCTTTCCTGATAAGCGGAGCAAGTATCTCCCTTGCTTTCTGAGTACGCTGGAACGAGTCAGACCTATTCATTGGAAGCATCTGCTCATATGTTTCGAGTGTTTTAGACTCTACTGCTGCATTAATTGCATTATTTATGTCTGCAATATCAAATCTTGTCGAAGCTACTGCATCAACCCAAAATCTGACTCGTTCGTGAAGCTGTACTATATTCATGATCAATCAAAGTCTGTTGATCCGGCACTTGCAGGATCTTTATCCTTTTCTTTATCTTTTCCTCTTTTCTCATTCTTCTTTACAGAAGACAACTCGCTATCAACAATCTGAATAACCTTGTCTTTTTCAAAAATCTCAGAACCAAGAGATGCAAGGATATTCTGATCCATGCTTAGCGTTCTTATTGCATCTTCCTTACTTACTCCGATCTGTATATTTCTGAATAGGAATCCTCGGTTCATGTCGTTAATAATAATCCCGAGAGCCAGTGCTGTCTGAAAATATTCCCCATAACTGCGTGTCTTATCCTCCCACTTCATATTGAAGAGTTCAGGATTATTTTTTGCAGTGCGAAGCAACGCTCCCTTGACTAATTTGTAATTTGAATTCTCCATGAATTCTTCTCCGAGGAACCTGGCGAAAAGAACCATTTCTTTCGGTTTCTCTATGATCATATCAACTCGATCAAATGCAAGTTTTATTGCATCAATCTCATTACTCTCTTTTTCTGCAATCGCGATAGGATCATAGATCTTATAATATGGATTTGAAACCTGCCATGGAGATCCCTGAATGTCCGGATGAAACCTTATGATTGCCCAAACCTTTGCATCTGGTATCCTGTCAAGATTAAGTGACAGCGTATCCTGAATCTGAATCTTCTGCCATTTTACGTTACCAAATTCATCCTGGTCAATTGCAATACCATAATATACTCCGGTTATAGGATCTTTCTGATAAGTTGCTACACGGTTCGGGACCTTATGCATATCCTCTGAGATGGGTTGTATCTCAATATAAGGACTTAGCTTATTGCTCTTGCGTTGGCCATTCATTCTTTCAATAACCTTATCAAGATCAATTACTGGTATCTGAATAGCCTTGCCCATCATCTTAACGGCATTTTTGGATATCCAAATCCTTTCTTCTAATGTGACTAATTCTTTTTTCATGATAAATAATTAATAACTACGATTACAATACTATAAAAAAGAAATAGAGGGGGTAACTGATACCCCCTCTTGGAATTTATGCAGTTGCAGGAGGAGTAAGGATACCACAACTCTTAGTATTAAACACTGCAAGCAGAGTTTCTTTGAGCATGTGGAATTCCTTGGCATCTACCGGATCCTCCGGTTTACCTTCTCCTGTCATCCCGTTCTTCCACAGGTACACAATGTTCCTGTTGACACCGGCACGACCACGAGCCCTGATCTCAACGTTACCTCTTCCGTTGCCTGGATTGGTCTCGAGATCCATGAAATAGAATGTTTTCGACATCCTCAGAGTACCATCAGAAAGTCTTGCAGGGAATTTCTCCTCATCATCCTGCATTGGATTCTCAACAAAGGTAATCTGTTCACCGGCAATATTCAGAGTCTTGAAATTGTACCCGACATAAGGCTCGGCACCGCCAACCATCTTGCTCTGATCAACAATCTGAACAAGAGGATTTGAAGCAGAGTAACGTGAAGCTGCTATTGCATGAGCAATTGCCATCCCGTCTGATCCGGTAACAACAACCCAGGTATTACCTGAAATAGTGTTTTTCCTTTTCTTCAGGGCTTTGATCATGTCAGCCATGTCATCCCACGTTGCATCTCCATGAGAGCCGGAGGTTTCCATATCGTTTGCACCCTTGACCTGCTGAACCCATCCGTCACCAGCAACAATATCCTGGCCGTATTCGTCCTGCATTGAAGGACGACTGAGAAGATTGCCATAAGCATCCCTCATTGTTGAAACAGCCCACCAGCTCTTATATTCGTCTTCGAGCAGGAACTGAGCCCTCATCTGAGCTTCAGCTTCATAAACGAAACCTTTAGATTCGTTTACTTCGTACCATATGACTTCGTTTGCGTTTACATCACCGGACAGAGAGATTGATTTCCTCTGTTTTGTTGTGTGCTGAATATAGCGATCCGGATAATGGAAGTTTCCATAACCACGCCTTGATCTCTCCCCAAAAGAGGTATATCCACCGAATACAGTTTTGCGTCCGATCTGAGTTCCAACCCAGTCGTCCCATGAGAATGTTTCACCCGGGAATGATTCGAATGAATAGAGATATTTGCCAGTTGCACCAGTAGGACGAGCCATAACCCTTGCATGCTTTCCGTTCGGGAAAACACAGTTCATTCCAGGAGTCATGTAATTATCCTTCAGATACAGTTTAAATGTACTACCCTTGGTTGTCGTTGCAACAGTAATATTACCTACTACTGCGGTACCGAGAATTTCCGAAGCTTTCTGAATCCTCCCCATGATCTTGTAAGACCATGCGTTCTGGGAAATCATTTCGCCCTGAGGAATCTCTTTGATCTTAGTGGTAACTGAATCACCACCTTTAGGAGTGAATCCCGGAGCCGTGTATTTCGATGATCTTGCGCCGGAAACAAGAAGAGTCATCAGATAACGCTGTTCAGCGTACTGGATAACCCTGTCAATATTCTTGGAAGGATCAATCAGGTGATTCTGTACAAGATGGTATTCCTGTGCATCACCTTCAGATACGCTTCCCTGCGTGATTTTAATTTTCATCTCTGAATGTTTTTAAGTTTTACGTTATTAACATTCAGTCAATTCCCATCATTCGTTGTCATCAAAAGCACTGTTGAATCCATCGAATTTAGTTTTTGGACCCTTATTTGACTTCTGATGTCCTGAGTTTTGCTGCTTTGCAGATTCTTTTGTCTGATGCAATGCTTCCAGATGCTTGTCTGTTGCAGCGTTATACCCTTTTCTGTTTTGTTCGGCAATTGTCTTCTTTAAGTGTTCACTGATTTTGCTGCCAAATTTTGCAAGCATGTAAGCTGCAAACTTAGAAGCGGCCGGTGCCTTATTCGCAATGTCATCAAAAGCGCCCGTCTCAATGTCTCTCAGAATAGACTGCTTTGCTTTATCTGTTAAAGGAATTCCCATAAATTCCTTTTGAGTTTCAACGTATTTTGTTACTGTCTTTACTTCTTCTTTAACTCTTTCAAGAGCTTTTTGTTTCTCTTTGTCTAGAGAAACCTTACGGTCCCCTACTACTTTATTAATCTCCTCTGATATAAGCTTATGAGCATCATCATCAATTTTGTCAGCCATATTTTTAAGCTCCCTTGCACTGAGTTCCTCTATCTCAGTGTTTGCTTGCTCTTTTGCTTTATCAAGAGATATTCCGGCATTCTTCAGTTCATTAATACGAACCTGGCGTACCTTATCTTCGGGAGATAGTCCGATGACTCCCTGAAGAGATACGATATTCTTGTTATTGAGAAAATCCTCCAGTTTACCGCCATTCTCTTTAAGATGATTGATGACCTTCTTCGCATCATCCGGGTAATCATCAAGGTTAAACTCTTGGCGAGACTTTTCAATCTTTTCTTTAATCTTTGTTTTAAACTCTTCTTCATCGTCATCCTTTTCAAGGTCAATGTCAAATCCTGAAGCGAGTTTCTTGAGACTGAGTTTTTTTTCTGTTTTTCCGTCATCATCGGATGAAAATAAGTCATCATCAGACTTTCCGGAGTCATCATCTCCTTCTTTTCCTTTTTCTCCTTTCTTATCTTCTTTTCCGCTTTCATCATCTTTCTTTGATGAATCATCATCTTTTCCCTCGTCTTTTGAATCATCAGAGGAAGAATCGTCATCATTAGTTTTTTGTTCTTCTCCTGATTTGGATCCATCATCTTTCTTTTCATTTGTATCACCGAAAGAAAAATCATCATCTTCGGTGAACACATCTTCTTTTTTCTCTGTAGTCATAACAACAATTTTTATATATAATACTATTCAAAAACATTGTTCATCTCAGCCTTTTGCATAGCGCCTTTAGCTAAGTTATTCTGGAAATCCATAGTCCCCTGCAATCCGGCTTTCATAGCCTCGATCTCTTTCTTCCCTTCGGTTCTTATTACCTCCATTTCTTTATCGTGATTCTGACGGTCTTCGCGATCTTCTCTTGCCATTTGAACGTTTGCTTCAGTCTGCTTATTAGCTGATTCCTGAGATGCCTTAATTTCATTCATCTTAGCCTCCTGGAGTCTGTCAAATGCAACATCAAGGACTTTTATCGCAGATGCAAATGATGTCTCCATATAGAATTTTGCGACATCCTTTGTTGTAAGCTGGCCGGAATTTATCTCCTGAGGGAATAACTGCTCAAGCTTTGTGAGAACTTCACGTTCTTTCTTCCCATCGGTTACTGAAACTCCATAATTATCAAACACAAGATCTTTGGTTAGGATCATGTACTTGATCTGATCATCATCAAATATAAATTGACGATAATCCTCTCCTTTGTATATGAGATTGATTTTTGTTTTCTCACATAATTTTGAAAGAACTATTTCTATGTATTTCGACATGAAGTAAAAGAGATCATATGTCATTGATCTCGATGCTTCAATATTATTCACATTGGCCGTTGCAGTAGATGTTGCTTTTGCAAGTCCCTGTCGGTTTTCGTTCATGCCGGTAATACGATCCATTACTCGTTCAATATCCATTGCCTGGTTAAGCAAAACAATAAGGTTATTATTGTCACCGAGATTAACAACACCTATCCCAACCTTATTGCTGTCAGCTTCCGTGCCAGACCTGTTTCCTTCGGCAGAAGAATTATACCTAGCAACCCCATCTTCACTTATCTCATGAAATACATCAGTAAATCTTTTTCCCTTAGGAAGAAACGCATCATCATAAATAAGACTGCTACCGCGAATCTTCTTAAGTTCTTTGTTTATCATGAACCGGATATCATCATAAACCTTTTCAAGTTCATATATGATCTCCTGTATAGAAACTCTGGTACCATTAACGGTATTAAAAAGCATTCCACAATAATCAAACTGAGCATTATATATTCCATTGTCATTTAAGACCTGGATAATATCATTTTCCTTTCTTGCTTTTGTGTAGATATTCTTCCCGATCTTGGATCCTGTCCAAATAACTTCTCTGTATGTCTTCTTCAGTATGTGAGTGCCATGTGTTGCGAAATACTCAGCATCTTCTTTTTCGAGTTTCTTTTGATTCTCGTTATAATAATCAATACTTAAGATTCTCTTATAAGGAATCTCAGATCCAGATGTAGGAGAGGTACGGCAGTAAACAGGTTCAAGTCCTTTCCATTGTATTGTATAGACAGGGATTGCCGGTACGCCATCAATCATCTCAAGAGAACCATCACGATCTGCATCTGAATATCCACTCTGCTCATCCTTCAAAAGACTTATCTGAGAATCTTCCAAAGCAAATTCTTTATCAGTTGCAATCTCATGAGGATACATATATCGTACCTCTCCGAGATATGGACTTCTAGTAAGAAATAGATCGCTTACATTTTCTTCATACATTGCGAACTTAGGACTTATAGCTCTATATGTATCAATGCCATTAATATTTCTTTCGACCTTACCATAAATCTCTGCAGCAATAGTCATATCAACAAAGTTCGAATAGAATTGCATCTTTAATTTTTCATTGACAAGTTTATCGTCAATGATAGTTTGCATTGCAATTTCGTTCTCGAGCTTAAAGTTATTTACAGACCACTTCTGCTTATCCTTAAGATCTGGAATCTTCATTCCTGAGAATACGTCGTATCCCATTGCCCTGGCTTTCTCTATGTAAGCCTTAGATAAAGCAAGACCGAGCTGCGCTTTATATTTTTCCATCTTGCGATTCTGCGCGGCCCGGTTAGTAGTAGATACTGTAGGGGTAAGATTTATTTCAAGAAACTCTCCATGCAATTGCTTTAACTTCGAACGACCAAGACGATACTTAACATATTTCGTCTTTGACTTTTGCCCGGTCATTTTTGTTATAGCTTCAATCTCATGATCATTTATTATTCCGTTATGAGAATTATAAAGCTGTTCGAGTCTTTTCCTTCTTGCTGAACGAGATTGCCATTGATTAACGGCATAGTCCAGCATCTCACGCATGTCTTTATTATCTGACCCGCCTTTGGAGTAATCCTTATCAGCAATATCCGGAAATCCCATTAGTATATTATTTTCATTTTAAAGGTACAA